GGAAAGCGACCCGAAACAGGCGTTTAACTGGCCCTTCCTGCCTATGGGGTAGGGGGTGTTAATGTTTGGGGCCTGGGGACGCGCAATGCACAGGGGGCCACCCAGAGACTTTTCCGCCTGGGTAGAGGTTAACGCCAGGGGCCTGTAGGGCCAAAACAGTCGATATTTCCAACATTTCGGAGCAAAAACACATGCCACGCGGCGGATACCGACCCGGCGGCAGCGGGCCGCAGCCAGGATCGGGGCGTCCGAAGAAGGGCGAGCAGCCGGTCGCCAAGATGGTGCTGACCGAATCCATGCTCATCGGCATGTCGCCGCTGGAATACATGCTCTCGGTCATGCGTGACCAATCCGCCGACGCGGCGCGTCGGGACCGGATGGCGCAGTGCGCCGCGCCCTACGTCCACGCGAGGGCCGAGGCAACCGGGAAGAAGGCACAGGCCGACGAGATCGCGGCGACCGCCGAACGCGGCACCGACTGGGAGCAGCTGCTCGCGAACTAGCATGACCTGGGACACATCCTGCCGAGACTGGGCTGATCGGCTCCGGTCGGGGCGGTCCCTGGTCCCCGATCTCCCGCTCGATCAGGACGCCGCGCGCAGGGCGGCGGGCATATTCGACGCGCTGCGTCTGCCGGACGTCCCCGGTCAGCCGAGGATGCGCGAGGCTGCGGGCGACTGGCAGCGCGACATCGTCAGGGCGCTGTTCGGCTCGGTGGTGAACGGCCAGCGGCAGATCCGCGAAGCCTTCGTCCTGGTCCCGAAGAAGAACAGCAAAACGACTTGCGGCTCCGCGATCATGCTCACGGCGCTGCTGGTCAACCAGCGACCGCGCGCCGAGTTCTTGCTCATCGCGCCGACGCAAGAGATTGCCGATCTGGCCTTCGGCCAGGCTGTCGGCATGATCGAAGCGGACCCGGTTCTGGCGAGCAAGTTTCATGTGCAAGGACACCTCAAGAGAATTTCATACCGGCAGACCAAGGCGTTCCTGAAGGTCAAGAGCTTCGATCCGAAGGTCGTCACCGGAACCAAGCCCGCCGGCATCCTGCTGGACGAGACGCACGTCATCGCCGAGGCACCGGACGCGGATCGCGTGATCGGCCAGCTTCGCGGTGGTCTGATCTCGCAGCCCGAGGGCTTCCTGATCCAGATCACGACCCAGTCCGAGCGACCGCCGGCTGGTGTGTTCGCGGCCGAGCTGTCGAAGGCGCGCAAGGTCCGTGACGGCACGCTGAACGCGCCGCTGCTTCCGGTTCTCTACGAGTTCCCGCCGAATGTCGATTGGCAAGATCCGTCGAACTGGCATTTGGTCACCCCGAACAACGGCCGGTCGATCACGGTCGAGCGACTGATCCCCGACTACGAGGCGGCGCGCGAAGCGAGCGAGGCCGAACTACGACGCTGGGCATCGCAGCATCTCAACGTCCAGATCGGCGTCGCGCTGCGGTCCGATGGATGGGCCGGGGCGCAATTCTGGACCCGGGGCAACGGCGGGCCGCGCTCGCTCGATGAGCTACTCGACCGCGCGGAAGTCGCGACGATTGGAATTGACGGTGGCGGACTGGACGATCTGTTCGGCTTTGCTGTCATCGCGCGCGAGCGAGACACGCGCCGCTGGCTACTCTGGGCGCACGCGCTGATCAGCCCCGAGGGGCTCGACCGGCGCAAGGCCAACGCGGCGCTCTACAGCGACTTCGCGCGCGACGGCGACCTGACGGTGGTCGATGGGCTCCCCGGCGATCTGGAGTGGATCAAGGCGCATGTCGGCCTGGTCCTCGACGCCGGATGCCTCGCGATGGTCGGCGCAGATCCTGCTGGCATCGGCGGCGCGGTGGACGCGCTGGCAGAGATCGGCGTGAGCGAAGAGACAAAGCTTCTGGTCGGCGTTCCGCAAGGGATCAGATTGATGAACGCCGCAAAGACCGTCGAGCGCAAGCTGGTGGACGGATCGCTGAAACACTCAGGAAGCCGCCTCCTCGCATGGTGCGCGGGCAACGCGAAGGTCCGCGCGACCTCCACGGCGATGATGATCGAGCGCGCAGCCTCTGGTTACGGGAAGATCGACCCTTTGATGGCATCCTTCAACGCGGCGCACCTCATGACGCTTAATCCGACCGTCGCCGGCCCGGCGGCGGCGTGGGCGATGCCGTGCTAGGATGGCTTGACCGGCTGCGCGGCCGGGACGAGAAGAAAGCGGTCGAGTTCACCGAGGGCTGGCTCGATGCTGCCTTCGGCTACAGTCAATCCTGGACCGGAGAGCCGGTCACCGTTTCAACGGCGCTCCAGGTTCCGGCGTTCTATCGCGCTGTCATGGTCATCGCGGATGGATTGGCGCAGCTGCCCATCGTTCTGATGCGCCCGACGGACGGCGGGATGGAGCCGGCGACAGATCATCCGTTGTTCGATCTCTTCGCGCGCTCGCCGAATGCGTGGCAGGACGCGAGCGAATGGGTCAGAACGACCATGATGCACAAGGCATCGACCGGGTGCGCGGTAAGCTGGCGGAACATCGTGAACGGCCAGATCCGCGAGTTGATCCCGATCAAGCCAGACAATGTCCAGATCGTCGTCCGACAGGATCTGGAACTCGAATACACGATCTCGTTTGAGAACAACCGCACGCTGACGCTCGCACGCTCCGAGGTCTTTCACCTTCGCTCGCCGTCGTGGGACAGCGCGCGCGGGCTCGATCCGGTGTTGCTCGGTCGCCAGGCGCTCGGGCTCGCGCAAGCGAGCGAGCGAAGCCAGGCGGCTCTGCACAAGAACGGCGTTCGTACGACCGGCCTTTTCACCCTGGATGGCAATCCGTCGCAGGAACAACGCGACCGGGTGCGCGAGGCAATCGCCTCGATGTACGGCTCGGCGTCGAACACCGGAAAGCCGGTGCTGGCCTCGGGCGCGCTGAAGTTCACGCCCACGCAGATGACCGGCGTCGATGCGCAGCACCTAGAGACGCGAAAGCACCAGATCGAAGAGATCGCTCGGCTGATGGGCGTCTTCAGCATCATGCTCGGGCACGCGGGCAACAACTCCCCGACGTTCGCATCCGCCGAGGCGTTCTTCGCGGCGCATGTCCGCTACACGCTCCAGCCCGAGATCAAGGCGATGACCAGCGCGCTCAACGCGCAGTTGCTCACCGACGAGGAGTGGAGCGCGGGCTATCGCTTTACGATGGACACCAGCGAGCTTCTGCGCGGATCGCTCAAGGACCGCGCCGAATACTACGACCGCGCGATTCGCGGCGGCTGGATGACCCGCAACGAGGCGCGCGAGGACGACGGCTGGAACCCCATCGACGGTCTCGACAAGCCACTCTTCCCGCTGAACATGGGCGAAGTCGCGGGCCAGGGCTCTGACGCGGACGTCGCGCAGCCTGTCGATGTCGAGGACGACGCGGCGCAGAAGAACCCGTGGAAGCCGACCGATGAGATGGCGGCGAATGCGCGGCGCGCGCTTGCGTGGCGCGACGAGTTCGGGCGCGGCGGCACCGCTGTCGGCATCGCTCGCGCGCGCGACATCGTGAACGGTCGCCGTCTACCGCGCGACACGATCATGCGGATGGTGAGCTTCTTCGCGCGGCACGAAGTGGACAAGGAAGCCGAGGGCTTCCGCCAGGGCGAGCCGGGCTTCCCCAGCAACGGGCGCATCGCATGGGATCTCTGGGGCGGCGACGCTGGCCGCGCATGGGCGAACAGGATCGCCGACAGGATTGAGGAACTCGGAGAATGAGCAACGGCGTCGCGAGCATCGCACTTGAGGTCAAGTTCAACGCAGACAAGCCCGCTGGCTCGTTCAGCGGCTACGGTGCCGTGTACGGCAACATCGACGAAGGCGGCGACATGATCACGCCTGGCGCGATGGCGCGCAGCCTCGCGTCGTGGTCGAGCAAGGGCATGTTGCCCGCCATGTACTACAACCACGACCGCTCCAAGGGCGCTGTTGGCGTCTGGGAGAAGATGTCGGAGGACCAGAACGGTCTGCATGTCGAGGGCCGGATCATCGGCCTCGACACCGACGAAGGAAAGATGACCTACGCGCGGCTGCGCGAAGGCGCGATCAAGGGCATGAGCATTGGCTATCGCGTTCCTGCCGGCGGATCGAAGATGGGCACGGGCCGCACCGGAGAGCCGAGGCGATGGCTGAAGGCCATCGATCTGCGCGAGATCTCGGTCGTTGACGATCCGATGAACCCGCTCGCGAAGCTCGCCTACCTCAAGAGCGCTCCCGCGCTCATTCTCGACGCGCGCGGCCTCGAGGCTGCTCTGCGCGACGAGCACAAGATGTCCATCGCAGAGGCCAAGAGCCTCGTCGCGGTGGTCCGTCGTCACCTGCGCGATGCAGGTGATGATCACGCCGACGCCTCTCGTGATGACGAGGTCGAGGCTTTGGTCGCGTCGCTTAAGCGCGCGGCTTCCATCCTCTCCACGAAAGGCTAATCCAATGGAACTCAACGAACTGAAGGGCGCGGTCGATGCTGTCGGCTCCGCTTTCGAGGCATTCAAGGCCACCAACGACGCGCGCCTGGCCGAGATCGAGAAGAAGGGCAGCGCCGACGTCGTGACGCGCGACAAGCTCGACCGGATCGAGACGTCGCTGTCGAAGTACGAGTCGCTGAACCAGAAGCTGGTGCAGGCCGAACTCGCGGCGAAGAACGCCAGCGAGACCGCCGCCGATCTGGCCGCGAAGCTGAACCGGATGGGCTCGGGCAAGGCCGCGCCCGAGGCCGACGAGGTCAAGGCGCGCGCCAACGACTGGATGCGCGCTGTCGTGCGCTCCATCGCGCGCGGTGACGGCGCTCTGTCCGAGAGCGAGCGCAAGAGCCTCGACGGCGTCGCCGCCGAGATGAAGAGCCTCTCGCTGTCGCCCGACACGCTCGGCGGCTATCTCGCGCCGACCGAGTATGTCCGCGAGATCATCAAGGGCGTCGTCGAGGTCACGCCGTTCCGTTCGGCGGCTCGCATCCGCCAGACCACGCAGAAGGCCATTCAGCTGCCGCGCCGCACCGGCACCTTCTCGGCGCAGTGGGTCCAGGAGCAGGGCACGCGCTCCGAGACCACCGGCCTGACCTACGGCATGGACGAGATTCCGACGCACGAGATGTTCGCGCTGGTGGACATCACCAACCAGATGCTCGAAGACGCCGCCTTCAACATGGAGGCCGAGGTTCGCGCCGAGGCCACCGAGCAGTTCGCGAAGGCGGAAGGCGCGGCGTTCCTCTCGGGCTCTGGCGTCGGTCGTCCGTTCGGCTTCCTCAACAACGCCTCCATCGCGACCGTGAACAGCGGCGCGGCGGCGGCGCTGACGGCTGACGGTCTGCTGTCGGTCTACTACGGCATCAAGACCGACTACGCGCGCGCGGCGGTGTGGATGATGAACCGCTCGACCATCGGTCAGATCCGCCGCCTCAAGGACGGCGACGGCGAGTATCTCTGGGCTCCTGGCCTGGCCGGCGGCGTGCCGAACACCATCAACGGCGCGCCCTACGTCGAGGCCGCCGACATGCCGGATGTCGGCGCGTCGGCCAAGCCCGTCGCGTTCGGTGACTTCCGTCGTGGCTATGTGATCGTGGATCGCATCGCGATGGAAATGCTGCGCGACCCCTACACCCAGGCGACGAGCGGCGCGGTCCGCATGATCTTCCGCCGCCGCGTCGGCGGTCAGGTCGTGCTGCCCGAGGCCATCGTGTTGCAGAACGTCGCCCTCTGATCTGACTGAGAAAGGACCATTCAAATGGCCTCCAAAGACCTCCACAACAACATCGACATCAAGCGGGCGATCTCGCCCGTGTCGGTGTCCGACAACACCGCCCAGGTGTCGCAGATCCTCGACACGCGCGGATACGAGAGCATCGAGCTGGTCATTGCGACCGGCTCGATTGCCGACGCAGACGCGACGTTCACCGTCCTCATCGAGGACGGCGACAGCTCGACGCTGACGGACGCGGCGGCGGTGGCCGACACGTTCCTGCTCGGCACCGAAGCCCTCGCGGGCTTCCAGTTCGATGACGACAACGAGTGCCGGAAGATCGGCTATGTCGGCGGGAAGCGCTACGTCCGCGCGACCATCACGCCGGCCAGCAACGCCAGCGCGGCGCTGCTCTCGGCGGTGTGGGTTCTGGGCAACGCCCGGACCGCGCCGACCGCGAACCCGCCGGCCTGATCTGACTGGGCGGCGGGCTTCGGCTCGCCGCCCTCTCTACCGAACGAGGTGCTCATATGAGCTACAACACGCAGAACTACGACGAACAGGGCGGCGCGCTCTCCGTCATCGGGGGCGAGCTTCGCATCTCGGGCGGCTACATCAGCGGCGGCGCGATCCTGAACAAGCGCCAGCGCTTCACCATCGCTGAGATCAACGCGGGCGCGACGCTCCTTCCCGCGATCCCGGGCAAGAGCTACCGGATGATCGGATGCAAGGCGATTTCGGTCGGCGGCGCTGCGGGTGCGGTGACGACGGTCGATGTCACCGGCACGGTCTCGACCTCGCGCAAGCTCGTGGCCTACGCCCAGGCCAACCTGACGCAGTCCACCGTGCTGACGGACGGCGGCACGGGCGGCACGGTCCTAGCCGATGGCGCGAGCTACACCGCGAACGACGCCGGAACGGCGATCCTGGTCGGCAAGACGGGATCGAACGTGACGACGGCGACGCATATCGATGTGATCTTCGACTACGTCGTCGAGTGACGTCGATGAAGGTCGAGCGCTTCAGCGTTTCGGTGACGACGGCGGCGGACGGGTCAGCAACGGCCTATTCGCCGACCATCACCGGCGCGATTTCGTCCATCGCGTATGTCGCGGACGGAACCAATCCCTACGCCGCAACGGTCGATTTCGCGATCACCGTCGAGGCGACGGGCCAGGGGCTCTGGACGCAGTCCGACATCAGCGCGAGCGGTACGCGCGCGCCGCGTCAGCCGACGCATGAGCAGGACGGGACGGATCGTTTCTTCACGGGCACCGCCAGCAACCACGCGGTGCCTGATCTGATCTGCCTTGCGGACGACCGCGTCCAGATCGTTCTGGCGCAGGGCGGCGACACGAAGACGGGCCGCTTCATCATCACGGTGATCTGATGCTCTCAGTCCTCGTTCCCGCGACATCCTCGCGCCTGACCTCGCTCGACGCGGTCAAGCGTGAACTGTCGATCTCGGGGACGAGCGACGACGCGCGGCTGCTGGCCTACATCGATCAGGCCAGCGCCGTCATCGCTGACTACCTCGGGCGTCCGCTCGGCCGCGAGACCGTCGCGGAGACGCTGCGGCTGTCAGCGGCGTCCGAGACCATCATGCTGTCGCGCTGGCCGGTGGTCAGCGTGACGAGCGTGGTCGAGGACGGCGTGACGCTTGCCGCCACCGACTACGAGATCGACCGGAGTTTCGCCTACCGGCTGTTCGATGACGAACGCGCGCGCTGGCCGGCGGTCAAGGTCATCTTGACCTACGTCGCGGGCTACGATTTGCCGGACGGCGTCGCGCCCGCAATAGAACGCGCGGCGACGCAGCTGGTCGTCGCTATGAATGCCTCGCGTGGCCGCGATCCTTCGCTGCGCTCCGAGAGCGTCGAGGGCATCGGCGCGCAATCCTGGCTCGACCCGCGCAACGGCGGCGGGCCGCTCCCTGACGGCGTCGTGGCGCTGCTCAATCCCTATCGCGAGGTCATCGTATGAGCGGCACGTTCAGCCTTGGCGATTTCTCCATCGGCGCAGCCGCGACGCAAGTCGGCGATGTTGTCGATGATCTCAGCGGCGCGCTTGCCGTCACGCTCTCTGCGCGCCTAGCCTACGGCTCGGGCGGCACATCCTGCTACGCGGTGGTCGAGACCTCGCTCGATCAGGGCGTGACCTGGGTGCAGATCGCGCGTTTTGATTTTACAACCTCGGGGCTCCAGAAGGTGCTGAGCGTTTCCGGCCTCACGCCACGCATCGCCGCAGCGACCGCCGGTAGCCTCGCCGCCGACACCGCGCTTGACGGCACGCTGGGCGACCGGCTGCGCGCGACGGTGGTCTCGACTGGCACCTACGCCGGATCGACGGTTGTCTCGGTCCGCGCCAACGTTCGATGAACACGCGCGGCGCGATTGACCGGCTCGGCCAGGTCGCGCAGCTGCGGCGGCTGACCGGGACCGGGGCGAACCAGGTCTGGCACGAGGTCACGCTGCGCGTCTTCGCGCGCCAGTTCAGGGCGCAGGAGATCGTGCCGGGGTCAGGGCTCCAGCAGGGAGACCGGCAGATCATCGCGCACCACGCCGAGATCGACGCCGCGCAATGGCCGGCACCGCCGCGCCGCGACGACAAGCTGCTCCTGGAGGGGCGCTTGCTCAACGTGCAGTCGGTCGAGACCGTGCGCGTGGGCGAGAGCGTCGAACGCTACAACATGGTCTGCCGGGGATGAGGGCCGCCCGCTCGCCGCGCATCTTCGCGCGCGAGATCACGGTGGCGAGCAAGAACATGTTCCCGGCTCAGGTCGAGGCGCTGCTCGAGGACGCTGCGCGCCGCGAGAAGGCGCGCGTGCTGGCCGAACAGACGCAACGCGCGGGCATCGCGCCAACCACCGAGACCATCGTGGACGGGCGGCGCGGCGCGCCTATCGACGCGGCGACGGACAAGTCCACCATCATCATCGAGTACGAATACCTCCGCGAGATCGCGGCATGGCTCCTCGACACGCTGGAGCGCGGCGCGGTGCGCGGTCCGACAGGTGCCTACGCGCGATCATTCATCCTGCTGGTCGATGGTGCCGAAGCTCAGGTCTCGGCCATCACTCACGACACGCAGTCCTTCGTCGTGGCGAATACGCAGCCATACGCGCGGCGGCTGGAGGTCGGCAAGACGAAGTCCGGCTCGCCGTTCATCTTGGACGACAGCCGCTATCGCTATGTGGACAGCGTCGCGAAGGCCGCGAAGGCGCGCTTCGGCAACGTCGCGCTGGTTCGGCATACCTTCGTCACCCTGTCGGGTGCTTATCGTCTACGACGCGCGCAAGGCAAGCGCCGCGACCGTCAGGCCGGATCGGAGATCTCCTATCCCGGCGTCCGTGTTTCCAAGCTCTAGGAGCCTCTCAGATGGCAGTCACGATCAGCCTCTACAATCACACGGCCAAGCTCTTCGCCGAGGGCTCCAACATCCCCGGCGACACCTACAAGGTGAAGTTGTTCACCGCCGCGACATTCAACGCGACGCACACGACGCTCGCGGGTGTCGGCGGCACCGAGGCCACGACCGGAACCGGCTACAACGCTGGCGGTCCTTCGCTCGCGAACGTCACCGTAACGACCGTGACCACGAACGACGCGCGCTTCGACGCCGACGACGTGACGCTGACGGCTTCCGGCGGCTCGATCACGGCGAGCTACGGCGTGATCTACAACGACACCGACGCGAACGATCCGCCGCTCGCCTTCATCGATTTCGACGGGTCGCAAAGCGCTGGCGCTGGAACTGATTTCAAGATCATCTGGGACGCCAACGGCATCTTCTCGTTCACGGTGGCCTGATAATGGCCGACAACGTCGCCATCACCCCAGGCTCGGGCGCGATAGCCGCCGCCGACGACATCGGCGGCGTGCTATACCAGCGCGTCAAAGTCGCCCACGGCGCAGACGGCAGCGCGACGGATACGAGCGTTTCCAATCCGCTGCCCATCGCGGCCTATGGCGAACTGGTTGAGGCCATCGAGGCGATGCGGATGGCGGTACAGGCGCTGAC